CTTTTTCACCCATTCCTAAATAAACTGCTGATCCTTCAGGTGCTTCTTGTTCTATAAAATCATAAACATCTCTTACTGGTGAAACTCCAGCTGGTCTAACTTCTAATCCTGAATCATTTTGGGTGTAAAGTTTCCATAATTTAAGAGACATGGATTGTGTAATACCATCTCGTTCTTTTGGTCCAACAAAAATTATAGTAGTATCTGCCCCAGTATTGGCTGATAGCCATTTAGCCATGTTATAATGACCTGCGTGGGGTGGCTTGAATCCACCAGGTAAAAGTGCGATTTTTGACATTAACTATACAGTTTATTATAAATATAAAACTTTATGAAAGAGCCATTCTTTTTTTCATTAACACAGAAGTAGTTAATTCTATTGCATTATGAAGTAATTTTGTAAATTGTTTAAAACCAAGTTCAGATGGGTCTTTATCTCCCATTTCTATAAGATAAACTTGTTTTCCGTAAGACATAAAAGTTTCAGCGTGATTAAAAGCATCTTTTAAAGCGTCCTCATCTAAAGCAAGATAAATTTTTTCAACATTAGATTTAATAATTTTTGTCATTAAAGATGTAGATAATTTTTTCCCAAATAAAGGAATTGCATTACGTTTAATTGCCATAGCATCGAACGCACCTTCACATAAAATCACGGGTAAATCCCAGTTTATATACATTTCAAACCCAATTATGTCCTTGGTACTGGAAGCTAACTTATGTTTAATATATGCGTTTTTATCAAATGAGCGACCTACATAATAATTTAAAAAACCATCTTTATCATATGAGGGAACAACAACCATATTTCTTAAAGGACCTTGTTCGCAATAATGTAAATCATATTTAACTACATCTTGTTGGGTAATTCCTCGTTGATCTAAATAATGTAATGCGTGTTTCGACAGAATCGCTGATGAGGACATTATAGGCGTTACTCCATGAGGAAATTGCAAGATATTAGCGTCTACCTTTTGTTTGGTTGATTTTTTAAAATTATATTGTTTGTCTATTTCTTTTAATACACCAAATGCTGCTCCCGGTGCATTAGCTTTTTTAAGTAATTGGAAAGCTCTATGACCTTTATAATTACAAACCCAACATTGAAATTTTTGAGACAATAAATTGAATGTTAATTTTTTTTTATGGTGGTTACAAGAGGGACAATTAAACACAGCTTCATCTCCTCCACGGGCAGATTTACTTCTGCCTAGAATTGATTCTAATAACTGTTTTAATAAATCTTCTTTCATCTAAAGTCTCTATCGTAAAACTTACCTAATATGTTATCGTTAAGATACAACTTATCTTCTAATACCTCTAATATAAATTGATATTTACATTCTAAATATGTAAGTTCTTTTTTATTGTAAGCTATTTGTAAAATTGTTCTTTCTAAATCTTCATCATTTGCATCTTTAATAAATGCATGTGATCCATAGTAAGTTTTCCAATCACTTTCCTTTAATACTCTTTTGTATACTGGAGGACGACCTTTACCTTCCCATAGGGCTTTTTCTTTTTTACCTAATTTTTTCTTTAAATTATAAATTAAAGATTTTTTACCAATGTATCTTTTTCCTGTTGGAATGTGAGTTGTTTGATAAATAAAACCAAATGCACCTTCTGGAAGGTCATTAATTTCTTGAATATGTTTGTTTTGATAGTTCCATTGCATATGTACAATGTACAAAAACTATTTTAGGTATCCCAGCGAAGTACGATAGTTGTGTCCGTTTCGTTTGATGTTCTTATAGGTTGGGCCATTTTACCTACAACTAATAATTCACTATTTTCATTATATAAACCAATTGTTGTAATATAAGGTTTAAAAGCAGAACTTGTTTGAAAATTTGCTATTTCTTCCTCATCTTTAGATTTTATTTTTCTTGCTGAAATATTTGTTGTATTATTATACTCGTGTTCTTCAATTGTACATTGATATTCATGTTCATAAATTTGATGTGAACCTTGGAATTGTAAAGTATTTATATGATTATTTTTAATTTTTGTAGATCCTACAGCATTTAAATATCCAGGATGAGTTATAGTTATAAAACCATTTTTATAAAATATATTTCCTACATATGGTGAACCATTACCACTTGTATAATGGTTAGTTATTTGTGTATTTGTTAAAGCCTTATTAAATATATTTATTTGACTCATAGAGCCATTTAAATTATTTAAACTTTCCCCTTTACTTCCTATATAAACGTTAGCTGTATTTTGTGTTTGTTTTACTGAATTATCTGTACCTGTTACTAATGATGTTGCGTTTTTAAAAATAGCCATTGTACTATCTTTGACTCTACAAGTAAAATGAGTCATTATATTTAAAGAAAAAGTACCATTTATAGTTGTAGTAACTTCACCATCTGATCTACTAAAAAATATATTATTACCTATAGCATAAATTTCAAAAGGAAATTGTGGTTCTGCTTCTACTTCATGAGGAATAGGGTTATTGTTAGAGGCTGAATTATGTAATTTAGGAAAACTACTTGGGTTAACTTCTTTAGTTAAAAATGGTAATGATACTTTAGTTGTACTTTTAGAAACTAAATATGATGAACCTCCTCCACCATGATTTATCTTAGCCCAAAAAGAAATTGTAAAATCATCTCCTGGATTAAAATTAAAATCACCTTTATGGCCTATTCTAATTGAAGGTGATATGTCACTATCAAAATCTATACAAGGAAAATTACCACTACTCAATGATTGTTCTGAAAAATTAACATTTTTGTATTGAAGTAAATTAAAGAAATAACTATCATCATATTCATCTCCCTCAGGAGTACTATATGAAGAAATAGTATTTATTCTTCTAACCCCATCTAAATAAAAATATTGATCTACTCCATCAACAGAATACCCATCATAAACATTTAAATCATACCTTTTAAAACCATTTACTGGTCCTATATTTAAAACATTTGAACGTATGTCAGTTTCATAATCATTTATATCAGTACTATTTAATATAAGATTACCATAACCATCATCTTTAAATTCATGTGTGCTTGATGAAATGTATAAAGATGTAGGTCTTATTTCAGCACCATATAAACCTGTGGGGATTGATAATATGTTGGCTTTTTCATATAATACCCTTTTATGTTTTAAATAATTTAAATCATCTTGTCCAAAATACTTATATCCCGATGAAATATTATTTATTTTTTTAAAATTTCTATAAAATAAATGATCTATTTGGTTGTATTTTATACTATCACTATTATATTGATCATTAGAAGAAGCTGTCCATGATGTATTATAATGATTTATTGAATTAGGGTATGCTGAAGAAGATACAAAATTATACTGCTTATGGGCATTAAAGGGGACTACTGCGTAATCCTGTGGAGTAAATTTTTTGTATACAGTTGACATTCAAATGACATTTTAGTAATCTAATTTAACTCTAATAAGTGCTTCTTTTGTAAAGTCTTTAGTAATTGGTTGACTTAATTTAGCTACAGCTAGTAAATCACCAGCATCATTATACATTCCTACTGTTGTTATATAAGATGTAGGATTATCTATCATAGAATTAATTAATACATTCCCACTATTATCAATAAATGAAGGGTTTGTTGTATAATTAAATTCAAAATTTCTTGCTCTTGCAAAATAATATGTTGATGATACTTTTTCTTCACTATCTAATATAAAACTACTACCACTATCAATAGCATTAAGTAATTTTACATGGTTGTTTTCTCGAGTATTAGATGCTTTATTTGCTCCTAGTCCCCCAAAACTTGATGGTGGTCCTGAAAGTCCATTTTTAGGAAAATGATGATTTAACGCTTCAGGATTTAAAATTATAAACCCACTATCAGGATAAAAGAAACCATATGAACCACTATCAGTAACTTGAACATTATTTGATCCCAATCTTACACCATTTGAACCTGATACTATGTTAAATTGTCTTCCTGCATTAGTTATTGTTGATGATCCTGTTGCTGTTATTGAATCATCAGTAAGTGCAATCTTTACTGATCCTGATGCTAATGTTAGGTTTAATGAACCTGGTTTTAAATTATGTTTATATCTTGATCTATTAACATTAATAACATAAATATCATCTGATGAAAAATCCGTAAAATTAAAATTTTGTGTTTCAGTACCAAAAACTAATTGTCTATATTGGCTATAAATATTTCTTGATGGACTTAAACCATAACCTCCTTCTGCATGTGTAAAATGTTCGGATCCAGATCCTCCTCTATGGCCATATGCTACTGCGTATTGAGCTTCAGCTGTTGAATCAAAAGCTTTATTATATACTTCTATAAAATGGGCTCCTGAACTTGTAGGTGCTCCAAGAACTGCCTGTAGAGATGAAGTATGTACTGCTGTTAGTGAATTTGTATTATTTGTCCAGGTAGATGTTGTTATCCTTGCGGTATCGTTTACTATATCTGTATTTGCGAATCTTACGAATGACATATTTTATTTTTATTTAATTATCTTAAGGATATACCTGTTTCAGCTTGTGTTGAAACTTGTCCTATTTGAGTTTTACTAATTTGTATTGGAATTGTTACTCTTGCTCCTGTGTCTCTTCCTTCTAC